ATTTTATTTTATTTATTTATATTTAGTTTACGTTTATATTATCTTTGCTTAATCGTTTTTAGTTTGTAATACAGTTTAGCAGGTAATTCTGCAAGTGATGTTAAAAACAATTTATTTTTTAGTAGTTTTATTTCTTTATTAGTCATAGTTTTTATTTTATTTATTATTATTATCTTTTGAGTATTGTATTTAGTTTGTAATAATTTCATTTATAATATCAATTAAGATTATTGTAGTTATTATTATTATTGGTAAAGTTATTAGTATCATAAGAGTGTATATTTGTTTATTAGTTAAAATTAGTTTAGTAGTGTTAGTTATAAATTCAATGTATGTAATTAAGTTTTATTATATATATTATCATTTAGTAACTGTATTTAGTTTGTAAGTTTAGTTACTTTGTAAATACATTTATTAATATCAATGTCAACTTCAGTTAAAAAATCTATAAATTCTTCTGTTAATTCTGATGAGTTATTATATTGATAAGTAGTATCTCCGTCAGGTAGTGTTATTTCAAATTGATAGTTAAAGTTATTCATTGTTATTAGTTTAATTGTTATGTTATTATTATCTATGCATGTCCGTATTAGTATTGTAAGTATAGAAAAAAGGCAAAAGATGTAGCTATAGTGGCGGAGAAAGCAAAACGTAAAACCAAAACGTAGGGAAAAGAAGGGGGACCCGTAAATGTAAAATTCATTTTGTTATAAGAACGTAAATAGAATACGTAGGGGGCAACCCTTTACTTCTATATTTGCAATAATCAGTGTGACATTAGCCTTATAAGTTACCTAATAAGGGGCAATTGTCACTATTTAGCTAAAAAATTGTTAGTAAAAACGAGTATTTACCTGTAATATGCTATAATAAGACAAAAATATTAAAAAAAAACTAAAAATGGCAATAATTTACAGCTATCCTCGCCTTAATACAACGGCAGCAACAGGTGATTTACTACTAATAACGGATATTAACGATGATAATAAGACTAAAAGTGTAGCTATTAGCAATTTGCCATTTACAAATAACGCAGGTACAGTAACATCGGTAGGAGTTTCTATGCCTTCAGCTTTTGCTGTAGCTAATAGTCCAGTAACAGGTAGTAATACTATAGCAATAACAGGAACAGGTGGAAGTACTGGACAGTTTTTAGCCTATCCTGGAACCTCTTGGGCTACTCCAAGTCTTGGAACTGGAACTCAGTATAAGCTACCAATGTGGGCTACAACGACAACTTTAGGTGATTCTATAATAACTGAAGATCCAGGATTTGGTATAACAGTTGCAGGTACTTTAACTATAACAGGAGGTAGTAATTATTTGTATCTTCCTAGTATTTTAGATAATTTTGGTAGTCAAGGAAGTGCAAATCAAGTATTAACAGCTGGTGGATCAGGCGGTTCAATACAGTGGCAAACTGTAACAGGTACCGTAAGCAGTGTTTCAGGAACTGGAACTGTAGATGGTTTAACTTTATCAGGTACTGTTAATACTACTGGAAACCTTACATTAGGCGGTAGTATTGATCTTAGAGAACCTAGTAATACTACTACTCCATCTTTACAAATATCTGGTGCAAATGCAACAGATGCTAACTCAGGTGGTGCAGGTCAGGCTTTTTCAGACGCACAAGGAGTTTTAAACTTACAAGGTTTATCTAGCAATTATAATGCTACTGTAATGGCAATATCAGGAGAAGACAATGTAGCTAATAGCGCTGGAAATTTAATAAATTTCTTCATGGCCTCTCATCTTGGACCTGGCTACACGTTAGTAGGTAGAATACAAGGTGATAGATCTGCTGGAACAGTAAGCTTTAGTAATGTATCTGATTATAGAGTAAAGAAAAATGTAACTTCAATGACTGGATCTTTAAACAAGATTAAAGCTTTAAATCCTGTTAACTACAATATAACTGATATTTATGAAGATCCTAATCCTCTTTTAATAGAAGGATTTTTAGCTCACGAGCTTCAAGCACAAATACCAAATGCAGTTACCGGCGCAAAAGATGCAGTAAATGAAGATGGATCTATAAAAGCTCAAACAGTAGACTTAGTTAAAATAATACCAAATTTAGTAGGTGCTATAAAAGAATTAACCGCAAGGATAGAAGCATTAGAAGCTTAAATAACCGAACTATCAAGTGATAGTATATAATAACCAACGTTTAACTTAAAACCAAATACAATGACGTTTTTATATACCCGCACTAACACGTGGTCTAGTGCACCACAACCAAATGAAGAAGCCATTAAAATGTGGAAACACATAACTCAAAAGAAAAACTGGAGAGTTGTACAACTACCTAATGGATTTTTACAAACCGAATACTGTGATATCGAAGATCCAGACACATGGATCGACGTAACCAGAAGAGAAACATTACAAGGAGCTGAACAAGCTATAGATAGTTCAATAGAACACTATAGTAAAAAGCTTGAGTTTCTTCAAGGACCTAAAGTAGTTAAAACCTTTGAGTAAAGTATTCAAACAAATATAATTTAATTAAATATAATGCAAGATTTAAAGTTAGTTAAAAACCTGACTTTTGGCGATACAGCTAGAGGTCAGGTGCTAACTGGGGTAGAAAAATTAACCAACGCGGTTGGTTCTACCTTAGGAGCAAGTGGAAAGTGTGTTATACTAGAAGATCCAAATGGTATACCACAAATAACAAAAGACGGGGTTACAGTAGCAAATTCTATAACGCTACAAGATTCTGTAGAAAATATTGGGGCAACACTAATAAAGCAAGCAGCTCAAAGAACTGTAGCTGATGCAGGCGATGGAACTACAACAGCAACTGTTTTAGCTAAAGCAATATTAGATGAAGCTTATAAGCATAGTGAATTAGATACTTTAAGGAATATTAAAGACGGTATTGATACTGGAGTTGAAAAAGTATTAAAGTATTTAAAAAGCAAAAGCAAAAAAGTAAGAGGTAAAAAAATAGACCAAGTAGCTACTATATCGGCAAACAATGATATAGAACTAGGTAAGGTCATAGGAGAAGCATTCAAGTTAGTAAATGAGACAGGTGTTGTTATGATGGAAACAAACGAGCAACCTGAAACTGTCGTTGAGTTAATAAAAGGTGTTCAATATGACCAAGCTCTAAAGAACAACCATTTTATTACCAACAAAGAAAAAGGAACGGCTGAACTTGAAAATCCGTTGGTTCTAATCGTAGAATCAGTAATACCCAACGTGCGGAAGATTCAGTCTGTCCTTGAATTTGTTATTAAAAATAATAAGAGTCTATTAATTATAGCTGACGTAGATAAACAAGTGGTATCTGCTTTAGCTATGAATAAGTCTAAAGGAAATATAAAAGTAAATATAATTGATGCACCTATTTATGGTATAAGCAAAAAAGATACTTTATCAGACCTATGCGCAGTTACTGGAGCTACTCTTATAAATGAAGACTTAGGAGATGACATGGATATAATAGGTCCTGAATACTTAGGTAAATGTATTAGATCAGTTACTAATCACGAAGAAACAATATTACAGGTAGATCTAGAAAATAATAAAGATGTTAAAGAGACTATTACTTTATTAGAAGAAAACATAAAAGAAACTAAAAACCCTAATATTGTAATAAGATTAGAAAGAAGATTAGCTAAATTAAAAGCTAAAGTTGCAACTGTTAAAGTTGGAGCAAATTCTGAAATAGAATTAAAAGAAAAAAGAGATAGAGTAGAAGATGCTATTTGTGCTACAAAAGCCGCGATTAAAGAAGGTATAGTGCCAGGAGGTGGTATAGCTTTATTAAACGCATCTCAACAGCTAGAACCAAAATCAATAGGTGAAGAAGTACTTTATTGTGCTATACAAGAACCTTACAAATTGATACTAAAAAATGCTGGTGTTGAAGACTATGAAACTCCAACAGTGGAAGGTAAAGGATTAGATGTGGTTACAGGAAAGACGGTTAATATGGTAAATGCCGGAATTATAGATCCTTTGCTAGTTACTAAAAGTGCATTAACTAACGCGGCTTCAGTAGCAACTACTATATTATCTACCGATTGCATAATAAATAACATTAGAGTATGAAAGCAATTGGAAAGTATATAGTAATAAATCCTATAAAAGAAATAAACACAAAAACAGAAGGTGGTTTAATTCTAGCTGAAGCTCAAAGAGAAGATATTAGGTATAGGCAAGCAGAGGTACTAGTAGTAGGTGGAGACGTAAAAGCTTTAAAAAAAGGTGATAAAATCTATTATGATAAGTCTGCTGGATTTAATATTGAAATAAAAAAGAAAAATTACAAAGTAATAAAAGAGTTTGATGTAGTAGTTGTTTTATGAGAAAACTAACATCAAGCGATTTAAAAGAATTAAACCTTTTAAAACATTATAGAATAATACGTAAATGGGCGTGTAAAACTTATGAGCTTAACGATGCAGATCTTGAGTTATTAATTTATTTAGATGCTATTAACATATTTACAAAAGATGATTTTAAAAAAGGTACTTACTCTTATAGCTGGGACAACAGGCGCTGGAACAGATTATTGAAACAAGGGTGGATAGTTGTGTGGAGAAAACGAAATCGCACTACCCAAAAATATCATATATATAAAGTTTCTTATAAGTGCAAACAGTTAATAAGTAGAATGTATCGAATTATATTAGGCGAAGAAGACATGCCTACGATTAAATTAGAAAAAAGTAATAAGTATAGTTTTAAAGTAACTACTAAAGCTATTAGCTACGTTAATAAAGATAAAACAAGATGAGTACTAAAAAACAATTAAAAGAAATTTCTGCTGCACTAGCTAACGCTTCAAAATTGCATAAAGGTCAATCAGAAGAATTATTTAAGATACAAGAGGGAATGGAACAAGTTAGAGAAAAGCTAGAACAACCAAGGTATGGTAAAGAGTTGTTTCCAGGAGGAAAGCATAGTGGCCATGGAAATAAAGGTAGAAAAAGTAAAAAAGGTAAAAAACCTAGAAAAAGGCCTAGTAAAGCAGATAAAGCTTTTGTTAAAGCTAGAGACGAAAGGAAAGCTAATGAAGAACTTGCTATAAACACTTTAGAAACTAACACTAAGAGCAAAAACCCTAGATTTCTACAAGATGCTTATTTAGCTGGTGGAAGTAGACCAATGACTCAAGGAAATACTGTACAGTCTGGTAATACAAATGCTCCTAATATGGGTAATTTTGGTGGAGCTATGAATATGTCAGGCGTTCCTAATACACCTGTTGATCCTATGACTGGCATGCCAATGAACTACGGTATGATGCAAGATGAAAAATCAGCAGATGAAAAAGCAGCGAAAATAGGAGTAATAGCACGAAGAAAAATAAAAAAAGCAGTTGAAGCTGGTAATTACTCTGTGGAAGAAGGTCCAGACTTTAAAGAAGTACCTGACGATGGATATTCAGATGAGCGAAGAAGGCAAATGCTAATAGACATCGACGCTATTGAGGCGGCTGATAAAAAAAGAGCTTATTTAAATCGTGAGATAGGGCCAGTAAAACAAACTTTGCAAGATAGATATAAAATTGGTCAAGAAGCTGAGAAATTAGGTACAGCTGCAGCTAAACTTGCCCCAACAATAATTCAACATCAGTCAGTTTTAAAAGCAACACCTTTAATAACTGCACCACTTAAAACAGACACATCAAGTTATAAAATTGGAAATAAAAGACCTAGAAAATCAATGGTTGTAAAGAGAAATAAATAACATGTGATTATATATTATACACAGATATTGTAAAACATTTAAAATAAAAATTATGCCAAGTTACGAAGGAAATAAAATTGATCCATCTACATATACCGCGGGTTTTAAAAATCCACGATGTCAAGCTAAGCCATTGCCAGGCACTAGAATAATGATGTCAAATAACGCGGTTATAAAACCAACACTAGAAGGTATTGAAAATATAGCTTACAAAGGTAACGCTGTATTAAACGCAAACAAATGATGACTATAGAAGACTTGAGGTTATATTGTATGAATATAACTTCTTTTACTTTAGCTAGTATGGACTGGCTAGAACCTGCTTTAAAAATAGTTTTATTATTTGTAACTATAGGTTATACAGCCCACAAGTGGTGGATGCTTAAAAAAAATAAATGAGACAAATTACAGAAATTATAATACACTGTTCAGCAACAAGAGAAGGTCAAGATATAAGTGTTGACACTATAAAAAAGTGGCATATAGATGGACGCGGCTGGTCAGACATAGGCTATCATTTCTACATAGATATAAATGGTGAAATACAAAAAGGTAGAGATATAGCTAAAATCGGAGCTCATTGCAAAGGGCATAATCGTAATTCAATAGGTATTTGCTATTGTGGTGGCGTTGAAGCAGATGGTAAGACTCCGAAGGATACTAGAACACAAGAACAAAAAGAAGGTTTGTTACATGTGCTTAAAACATTAAAAGCAATGTATCCAAACGCTATTATATATTCACATAATGAGTTTGCTAATAAAGCATGCCCATCATTCGATGCAACTAATGAGTACAAAAATCTCTGAAAATACAAACATACAACTTGACTTAAAAACTGTAGTAGCAATAATAATGGTAACAGCCTCTTTCGTAGGTATGTATTATACATTGCAAGCAGATATTGAAGAAGCTAGAAAACTACCACCTATAGAAGTTACTCGTTTAGAATATGAATTAAAAGAAGAGTGGAACGAAAAAATGATTATACAGCTAAAAGAAAGAGTTGAAATGTTAGAACAAGTAGACGATGTTGTATTTGAAGAATTAAACGTTTTAGGAACATTAATGAAAGACGGTACAGAAAGTGATGGCAAGCTAGAGGAATTAAATAGACAACTAGAAGAATTAAAAAACCAAAAACCAAAACAAACCATTATAGTTAAAGAAATTGAAGTTTCTAAAAAAGGACGTAGATAATGGCTACTAAAAGAAAAATTAAAAGAACTAAAATATCACCAGCCTGCAAAGCTGCAGCTAAGAAAAAGTTTGATGTTTGGCCATCAGCATACGCTAGTGGTTGGGGTGTAAGATGTACAAGAGCAGGCGGCCCTGGTAAAATGGGAAAAAGTAAAAAGAAGAAATAATGGCTAAAAAAGAGTTTCCAGAAATAAAAGAAAAAAACGAAGGTAAGTTTACCGCATGGGTTAAGAAAAATATGCCAGGTAAATCTACTTGCGCTGCCGCTTCAGCAGTTATGAAAAACAAAGATAAATATAAGCCCGCTGTAGTGAAGATGGCTAACTATGCTAATAACTTTGGTTGTAAGAAAAAATAGTGTCAAAAAAGATTAAAGGTGGAGGCACTAAAAAAGTTTGCTTACCTGCTAGTAAGGTAAAGTCTATGAGCAAAGCAGAAAGACAAGCAGTTGTTAGAGCTAAAAAATCTGCAGCTGCAAAAGGTGACTATAAAAGATCTAGTAAGTCTAATGTCAAAGGTGCTCGTAAAAAAGGTGCTACACTTAGAGATTGGTTTGAAAAAGAAAACTGGATTAACGTAGAAACAGGAGCTCCATGCGGTGCATCTACTAAGCGACGTAAAAGAAAAAAGTAATATTATGAATTTATTTAATATAGGTAAAATAGCTAAAGGTTTTGCTAATAGAAAAGATTATGGTGGTGGTTTAAAAGGAGTTGTAAAAGGAGTAGGAAAAAGCGTAACTGGTAATGATGAGTTAGACGTTTTAAAAACTATTGCTGCAAATACTGCTAAATCCTCTACACCTGGAGCAGTGGGAGAATTACCTGTTCCTGAAGTTGAACAATCAAGAAAATTAAATAAAAAAACTTTAAAGTGCAATAAACCTAGAAGAACACCTGGACATAAAACTAAATCTCATATTGTTAAAGCTTGTTCAGGCGGTAAAGAAAAAATAATTAGATTTGGACAACAAGGTAAAAAAGTTGGATCTGTGTCTGGTACGGCTGGTAAACCTAAAGCTGGAGAGTCTGCTAAAATGAAAGCTAAAAGAAAAAGCTTTAAAGCAAGACATGCTAAAAATATAGCTAAAGGTAAAATGTCAGCGGCGTATTGGGCTGATAAAGTTAAATGGTAATGAAGGACAAAGGATTAGGAGATACCATAGAGCGTTTTACAACGTTTACTGGTATTAAAAAATTTGCAGACAGTATACCTGGTGGTTGTGGCTGCGATCATAGAAAAGAATGGTTTAATAAAAATTTTCCTTACAATATGAATAAAAAGTAAGTTATGAAAAAATCAAAACAAAGAGTTGAACAAGATTATGCTAGAAATGCTATACGTGATTATGAAACAGGTCATAAGAAAGCTGCTAAGTATGAAAAGAAAAAAGAATTAGAGATAGCTGCTGGTGAAGATCACGGTTATTTTTCCTCTGTTGCTAAGATACATAAGCACGGTAAAGGACATAGCTAAATGGCGTTTAAGTTAAAACCACCTTATAAAATAGATAACACACCTATATATAGAATAGGTAGAGACTATAGTATTAATGGCGAAACTAAAACTAATGGATCTATAATAATATCAGATGATATAAGTGATCCTAAACAATTAGAAAATACTATCAGCCACGAAAAAGTACACGTTGAACAAATGAAAAGTGGACGACTTCGTTTTGATGGTAAAAATTACATTTGGATGGGCAAAAAATATCCAATGAAACATTTTCAAACCGCTCAACAAAGGTTAAAAGCACCTTGGGAAGTAGAGGCTAGAAAAAAAGAAAAATACAAAAAACATAAAAGATAAAATCATGCCGGGATATAAAGGAATGAAACAAGACAAAAACAATCCAGATTTAAAAATGGCTGGAGATGTAGCTGATGGTACTGCGCAAAAAATGGCGCAAGACAAAAAAATGATGCAACCAAGACAATCAGGTATCTATATGGATAGAACAGAGGGTAAGCTACCACAAGATAGAGTAGCTAAATACTATCAAGAAACTAATCCAAAAATGGAACAAGGAAATTTCTTAAAAGCAACTTACGACCATTTAACCAACCCAGAAGCAAGTGAAGTTGGGAAATTGATTAAAGGAACTAAAGACGCTATTAAAGGTTCCGCTGTTGGTAGAGCTCTTAAAGGAACTTATAATTACTTAAGTGGTGGAAGTGAAGATCAAGCTAATAAAGCGCAGGCTAAATACAGGAAACAAGTAAAAGAAATAGTGGCTAGAGGACAGGAGATAAATAAACCTAGCTAACATTGCATTTTTCTAAAACTGGATATAAAAGAAATAGCCCTGATGTTAATAAACCCGTCAACTATATAGCTGGCGGGTCTATTACTATGAAAGGAGTAGACTTTAAAGTTTTAGGAATACCTAATAATGGCACGGCTATAGTAATGGAACCTGGTAAAGATTATGATTTTCCAGGTGCTAGTTATGTAAAAGAAATACCATTAAAATGAGTAAGAAAAAATTAAGAGATACTAAAGTAGGATCATTTCTAGCTAGTAAAGCTCCTAAAGTTTTAGACCTTATAGGCAACGTATTGCCTGATCAAGGAACTTTAGGTATAGTAAAAAACCTTATAACAAGTGATACTAATATAGAGCCAGAAGATAAAGAAATGGCTATGAAGCTTTTAGAACAAGATATAGCAGAAATGCAAAATGTTTCTAATAGGTGGAATAGTGATATGAAGTCTGACTCTTGGTTGTCTAAAAATACTAGGCCACTTACTCTTATATATTTAACATTGGCCTCAACGATATTAATAGTAATAGATTCATTTCATACTTTATTTGATGTAGATACTGCATGGGTGGAACTATTAAAAACATTACTTATAACAGTTTATGTAGCGTACTTTGGTAGTAGAGGCGCAGAAAAAATAACAAAAATAAAAAAATAAAAATGGCAGAATATAACGACTGGGGTCCTGAACTAGGTCCCGTAAATGGATTAATGCAACAGGAGCCTAGAGTGTTCGGTCACGATGCCGCAGCAGTTACACCTGGAGCTTTAAGTTTAAATTTATCTGACTCAAGAGTTTTAAAAGTAACTACAGCTGGTAGTAGTTATGATGCAAGTGATGTAGGAGATACATTAACTCAATCATCTACAAGTGGTAGTGGCACAAGCATGCAAGTTAATATAACTGAAATTGATGGTACTACTTTAGGAGCAGTAACTGTAATTACAGCTGGATCTGGGTATGCACCAGGTGATACAATTACTTTTTCAGCTGCTTCAAGTGGTGGATCAGGCGGTGTTGCAACTGTACAACCAGATGGTATTACTTTGCCTAATGTAACTACTAGAGGAGCTGTAATATATAGTGGTAAATCTGCAGCTCAAGATATAACTATTATAACAGAAGCAGGTAATGCTGTTGAGTTTAAAAATGTTCAACCAGGTTCAGTGGTTGGAGATAAAGCACCTATACTAGCTATGGGAGTTGCAGGCACTGATGCGCCTGTAGATTTAGTAGCTATATACTAAAATAAAAAAAAACAATTAAATTTAATCAAATGAAAATAACTAAAAAAGAGCTACAAGAAGCTCAAAAGCTTTCTACAAGCTACAATAACTCTATAGCAACATTAGGTAACTTAGAATTATCTAAACAAGATGTTCTAATAGAAGCTGCTAAAAATAGGCAAGAAATAGAAAAGTTAAAACAAAGCTTAGAGAAAAAATATGGCCAAGTAAATATCGATCTTACAACTGGAGAATATATTGAAAATGAAAGTAATAAGAAAGATTAGTATAGGTTCTGACTATAAAAATGATGCAATGCATTATTCAACTGGTCAAGAAGTATACGGTGGACATACTATTAGCGATATTCTTTTTGAAAATGAAGATCAATCATATAACATTTGGATAACCAAACAAAATGAAGTTCTTCCTTGGAAAAAGTTTAATAGTAATATGGCTATATCTGTAGAGTACGATTTAAAATACTAGTGAAAAGTTTATATCAATTTATTGTTAAACCTTTTAATAAGAGGTATGACAATATAAAAAAATTAGATGATAAATATCTAATTATAAATACTAGTATTGAAAAACACTTATTTGTTAGTAAGAAAGCTGTAGTAGTTTCAACTCCTGCAGCTTTTAAAACTAAAATAAAAATAGGTGATATAGTATATGTGCATCATAATATATTTAGAAGATATTATGACATAAGAGGCGTTGAGAAAAATAGTAGTACTTATTTTAAAGATAATATGTACTTTTGTAATGCAGATCAAATTTATATGTACAATGACAAATGCCATTTAAATTATTGTTTTGTAAAACCTATTATAAATAAAAACGAATTAGATGTCAATATAGAGCAACCTAATGTTGGTATAATAAAATATACTAATAGTTCCTTAGAAGCTCTTAAAATAAAACCTGGGACACCTGTAACGTTCACACCAAACTCAGAGTTTGAGTTTATTATAAATGATGAACGACTTTATTGTATGAAATCAAATGATATAGCATTAATCCATGAGCACGAAGGAAACGAGAAAGAATATAATCCAAGCTGGGCGCAAGGCAGTTGATGAGTTAATTAAAGTAGCTGAAGAACAAATTATTACTGATAGTGCCGATGATTTAGCTGCTGATAGATTAAAGAATGCTGCAGCTACAAAAAAGCTTTGTATTATGGATGCTTTTGAAATACTACAAAGAGTAGAAGAAGAGCAAGCTATATTAGATGGTAAAGATATTAATAAAGAAACTAAAAGTTTTAAAGGCTTTGCAGAACGTAGAAGCAAATGAGTTATCAACAAACACTTTGGAAAGAAGTTAAAGACGTTGTTAATTCTAAAATACTAGCTAAGAACAATAGGTTTAAAAAATGGGAGTATGGCTATAACTCTGATTATGATTTTATAGTAATAAGTAAAACAGGTAAAATTGGAAAAATCATTGAAATACAAAATCTCAGGATTGCTTTACCAGCAGCAGATGAACCGTATAAACGAAGCAAAGTCCAAGCGGAACAATATTGGGAAAAATTTGAATATCCAAAAGAATTACAAAGGATAAAAAGTAGGTTTGACTGGGAAGACTTACCTTTAGATTTTAAAGAAAAATGGTATGACTATATTGACGAAGAATTTAAGCGTAGAGAAGAAGGTTTTCATTTCTTCAATTGTGGCAGTCCTGTATATATTACTGGTACTCATTACATGTACTTGCAGTGGTCAAAGATCGACGTTGGAGCACCTGACTTTAGAGAAGCAAACAGACTCTTCTTTATATTTTGGGAAGCGTGCAAGGCAGATGCAAGATGCTACGGAATGTGTTACCTTAAAAACAGACGATCTGGATTCTCTTTTATGGCAAGCGCGGAACTTGTTAACCAAGCTACAATATCTTCCGATTCTAGATACGGTATATTGTCCAAGTCTGGTGCCGATGCCAAAAAAATGTTTACAGATAAAGTTGTCCCAATATCCGTTAACTACCCGTTCTTTTTTAAACCCATTCAAGATGGCATGGACAGGCCAAAGACTGAGTTGGCATATCGTGTTCCAGCCGCGAAGCTTACTCGTAGAAAGCTCCAAGAAAATATTAAAGAATTAGATATAGAAGGTTTAGATACTACTATTGACTGGAAAAATACAGGTGATAACTCTTATGATGGTGAAAAGCTAAAAATATTAGCTCATGATGAAAGTGGTAAATGGGAAAGACCTGATAATATATTAAACAATTGGAGAGTTACAAAAACTACTTTACGTCTAGGATCTAGAATTGTAGGTAAATGTATGATGGGCTCAACATCTAATTCATTAGACAAAGGTGGAGACAACTTCAAAAAAATATACGAAAATTCTGACGTTACTAAAAGAAATAGAAACGGACAAACATCTTCTGGGCTCTATAGCTTGTTCATACCTATGGAGTGGAACTACGAGGGATTCATGGACACTTATGGATTACCTGTCTTCGTTAGAGGAAAAAATCCAGTCAAAGGAATTGATGGTTACCTTATTACAACAGGAGTTATTGAGCACTGGGAAAACGAAGTTGAAGGACTCAAGTCAGATCAAGACAGTTTAAACGAATATTACAGACAGTTTCCAAGAACTGAAGCACACGCTTTTAGAGATGAAGCTAAAAATACTTTATTTAATCTAACAAAAATATATCAACAAATAGATTACAATGACGGTATAAACAATCAAGTTTCTGTTACTAAAGGAAGTTTTATATGGAGCAATGGCGTTAAAGATACTAGAGTTGAATTTATGCCAAACAATGATGGAAGATTTTTAATATCATGGGCGCCTCCAACTTATTTACAAAATAATGTTATTACAAAAAATGGACTTAAACACCCAGGTAACGAGCATGTTGGAGCTTTTGGCTGTGACAGTTACGACATTAGCGGTACTGTGGATGGTAAAGGTTCTAATGGATCTTTACACGGACTAACTAAATTTTCTATGGAAGATGCTCCGCCTAACCATTTCTTTTTAGAATATATATCAAGACCGCAAACGGCTGAAATATTTTTTGAAGATGTTTTAATGGCTTTAGTATTTTATGGTATGCCTATATTAGCAGAAAATAATAAACCTAGATTATTATATTATTTAAAGCGTAGAGGCTATAGAGGTTTTAGTATGAACCGACCAGATAAAATTTGGAACAAGCTTTCAACAACTGAAAAAGAAATAGGCGGTATACCTAACTCTAGTGAAGATATTAAGCAAGCTCATGCTGCTGCAATAGAAAGTTATATTGAAACATATGTAGGTCAAAAAGCCGATGGTTATGGTGATATGTATTTTTCTAAAACTTTAGAAGACTGGAGTCAGTTTAACATAAATAATAGAACAAAGCATGATGCTTCTATAAGCTCTGGTTTAGCTATTATGGCTTGTAATAAAAATATGTACAAACCAAATCCTGAAAGAAAATATCAACCTATTAGTTTAGGAATTAAAAGATACGATAACGATGGGATTATTTCTAAAATAATAAAATAAATAAATGCAAATTTCTTACAACATGGACAGTTCTTTTCCAGATCAGGTAGTACCAGACGCGGAAAAAGCAACCATTGAATACGGTCTAGCTGTTGGTAGAGCTATAGAAGGTGAATGGTTTAGAAATTATAGATATGGCACAACCGCTCCAGGCTATGCTGTAAATTTTAATAATTATAATTTATTAAGACTTTATGCTAGAGGAGAACAACCAGTACAAAAATACAAAGATGAATTAGCTATAAATGGCGACTTAAGCTATTTAAATCTAGACTGGAAACCAGTGCCTGTAATTTCTAAGTTTGTAGATATAGTTGTCAATGGTATGTCTCAAAGAAACTATGACATAAACGCTTATGCTCAAGATCCTGCTTGTAGTAAAGTAAGAACTGATTATGCTAGAAATTTAATGGTTGATATTGAAGCTAGAGAATATTTAGAACAAGCTCAAAAACTTTTAGGTATTAAAGCATTTTCTCAAGATCCTATAAACGCCCCTCAAGATAAAGAAGAATTAGAAGTTCATTTGCAAATGGACTTTAAGCAAAGCGTAGAAGTTGCAGAAGAAGAAGTTATAAATAATATTCTTGATAAAAATAAATTTGATTTAACTAGACAAAGAATAAATTATGACTTAACAATTTTAGGTATAGGGTGTGTAAAAACTACTTGGAATAAAGCAGAAGGTGTTGTTGTAGATTATGTAGATCCAGCCGCTTTAGTTTATTCATATAGTAATGATCCAAATTTTGAAGACTTATATTATGTAGGTGAAGTTAAATCTGTTTATTTAGCTGACATTAAAAAACAATATCCTAATTTAACTAATGAAGAATTAGAAACTATACAAAAATATCCAGGTAATTCAGAGTATTTAAGAAACTGGAACGGTAGACAAGATGATCAAACTATACAAGTTCTTTACTTTGAATATAAAAGTTATTCAGATCAAGTTTTTAAAATAAAATATACAGATCAAGGATTAGAAAAAGCATTAGAAAAGCCAGATACTTTTATGCCACCACCTAATGATGGTTTTGAAAGAGTAGGTAGAACTATTGAAACTCTTTACTCAGGCGCTAAAATATTAGGACACCCTATGATGTTAGACTGGAAACTAGC